GAGTTAACGGTCCACCAATTTTGCGAGGGTTAGTTCAAGTTTAGAACCCGTAGTCGTCTACGGCAATGTGGGTATCGAATCCCACACCCCCGCACCTATCAACATTTCTACAAGTAGTCGTACACCGATAAAGTAAAAGACGCTTTACTAGAAAACGTGAAAAAGGCTGGCGGCACAACCCACCAGTGAGCGGCAAGTACGTAGTAAGCTTGCGCTGGAACACCGTAACCAGCAAATTTTGGTCCGCGCATTGAGGACCCTAATCCGCAGTGTATTGGTCTCTGAAGAATAGGGAACACTTTCCAGTTGCAACGCAAAACTGGTGGCAGGCCGGAAAAGACGGCCAAACTTTTCGGCACTTACGGTAATGTCCTTACCGCCTTTGGGAGCAATAGCCGACGCCACCATAGGATTCTTTCGACTTGATCCGGCAGGGTAGGACAACCGGAACACTTTCCCCTTGGCGGGGGTTTACTACACGATCATCCTCGTGGTTTAGTGCTCTGGTCCGGCAGAGTTAAGGATGAACCGGAACACTCTTATTAAATCAGAAATCGTAAACATGAAAAATACTGTTGAACTATTGGGTCATTACGGCTCAGACGAAACTATCGCTTGTTCCGCGTGGACAAGTACCAGTCGAGAACTATCGGAAGAGAAGCGTAAGCGGATACCGATCTTAATCAAGACTCTTTGGCATGAGGGACACGAAACCCCTTTTGAGAAAGGCACCGTCCACTTCCTCGTCAACACCGACATTGCTACCCATATCCACTTACTGAAGCACCGCATCAGTTCGATGAATGCTGAATCGGCGCGATACAAGGAGTTGAAGGAAGACAAGTTTTTAGTGCCAGAAGATTGGAAAGATGTAAAGAATGCTTCTGAGTTTGGTGAACATTCTGTGAGTAGTTGGGCAGATGTTCTTACAAATTTTACGTATGTCTCGAACTCACTATATCACAAAGCACTCGAAGAACTCACTCCGGTATTAGGCCGCAAACGAGCCAAAGAGTCAGCTCGATTCTTTAAGACGTACAACTCGCAGATTCAGGCAGACGTCAGTTTCAATATGCGCTCCTTCGCTAACTTCCAGAAGCTCCGTAACAGTGAGCACGCGCAGCTTGAAATCCGTGAACTAGCAGATGCAATGCTTGAGTGCGTCGAGAATATCGACGGCAACCCATTTGCGCATACCCTTAAAGCTTTTAAGAACCAAGCAATACGATGACAGCAAAACAAATGTGGAACGAATTAGTCGAGCGACACCCATCCTTTGCGGATGAAGAGAATCTCGCATCTTTACGAGTACGCGGCCTACGCAACCTACTCGAACAGGCATGGGACGAAGGATATGATGCGGCACTACGCAAGTCCGCCGATACCTTTGCCAACCGTGGGTCTATGCCTGACATCTTCTCTAAGATCTTCAAGAACTAATCGTATGATGTGCTATAGAGATAAGACCTTCTGTACCGCAGAAGAATGCCAGTCATTCACAAAGTGTTCACGAGCATTGACTGAAGACGTACAGCGTAAAGCAGAGGCTGCTGGCCTATTGATCGCACGCTTCGCAGATCCGAAAGAACTTGACTGCTACAATCCTAAATCAGAATCCCTAAACCAGAACCATGAAGACACTATTCCCGAAGCAGAGAGAGTCAGTTGACTTTCTCAAAGAGGCTCTCCGTACTTGCAACGGAGCACTCGACTCAAGCCATACAGGCGTAGGCAAGACAGTTATCGCAAGCCATGTAGCTTTGGAGTTAGGCCAGCCTGTTGCTATCATCTGCCCTAAGATCGTCATCCCACATTGGGAGCGCGAACTTAAAGAGGTCGGCATCGATCCTATCTTCGTCACCAACTACGAGAAGCTCAAAAGAGGCAATGAGCATCTTGCCAAAGTAGGTAAGAAGTTATTCCGTTGGACTCTGCCGACTAATACCCTCCTCATCTGGGACGAGTGCCACAAGTGCAAGTCGCCGTTCAGTCAGAACTCTCAGATGCTCGTAGCGGCTACGCAAGCAGGTTATCGCAACCTCATGCTCTCCGCCACTGCCTGCCAAGATCCTACTGAGATGCGAGCAATCGGATTTGCTTTAGGGTTGCACGCCCTTAACGGATCTAAGGATGCAGGAATTAAGAAGAGCTGGTTCAGTTGGATGATGGGCTACGGCTGTCGTCGTGATCCGTGGAATAATTGGGTAGCTGGTCCTATCTCGTACCTCAAGGATCTCAATAAAAGCATGTACTCTCGCAACTGCGTAAAGCTACTGCCACAGGATCTTCCTTCAGCCTTCACCGATAATCAAGTTATCACTGAGCCTCTTGCGTTCTCATCGTTAGGTGACATCGCTAAGTTCTACAAGCAACACGGAGTAACACCGGAAATCGTGGAGCAGTTCCTCGAAGACGGAGGTGCGTCGCCACACATCCTCGTTGAAATTCTCCGTGCGAGACAACTTGCGGAAGCCGCTAAAGTGCCTGACATCATCGACATGGTAACGGATGCCTGTGCCGAAGGATACAGCGTGGCGATCTTCGTCAACTTTACCGACACTGTTAAAGCATTAGCTTCCGCTCTGCCTCACGCATCGGTCATCGTTGGTGGTCAATCAGCGGTAGTTCGTGAGGACAACGTGCAGCGGTTCCAGACGAACCAAACCAACGTCATCATCTGCAACATTGCAGCCGGAGGAGTCGGAGTTTCGCTCCACGATACCGAAGGGAATCATCCGAGAATGAGCATGATTTCTCCCACGTTCAATGTCAAAGATTACATCCAGACGTTAGGTCGCGTCCATCGTGCAGGTGCTAAAACCCCTGTAGTTCAACGAGTTCTCGTAGCATCGAAAACTATTGAAGAAAAGATTATTGACAAGTTGGAACAAAAGCGTTTGGCTCTGGACACATTGCACGCGCAATCTTAAATCAGAAACATGAACACCGAAACCGTAGACCATTCCGAACGAGCACACGCTGAGTTCGGCCCATCCAGCCTCAAGTACGTTGCCATCTGTGGGGGATTCCACGGACGCGAGGGAACCAATCCAGCAGCGGAAGCTGGTACTCGTATTCACGAAGCTCTCGAAGTACGTAACCCATCAGCACTACAGAGTGACGAAGAGGTTGCCATCTATGAGCGTATGTACGCCGAAGAACTGGAAGTATTCCAGAACGTCTTTGGTGGTGAAGAAGGCGTGACGATCCACCGCGAGATGCGTCTTGTGCTGGAGCTTGACTGCAAGACTCCAACCTTCGGGACTTCTGACATCGTTGCATGGAAAGGCGACATCGGTTTACAGATCGACTACAAGACTGGCATCAGTAAGATTGATCCGCCTCTCACCAACTGGCAGGCTAAAGCTTACGTCCTCGCATCTTTCCAGATGTATCCCAATCTTAACACGATCCATTTTGCATTTTTGGTGCCTAAGCGCAATGAGATTCTTATTGGCACGTTCAATCGCGCTGAGATGAATACGCTCCGTAAAGAGATCTCTGATGTAATCATTGGGGCAGAAGTCACGCGAGCCAAGTGGGAGGCAAGCGCACCGGAACTGGAGGAACTCAACCCCTCTGTCAACTGCCGCTTCTGCCGCCACGAAGATCACTGCCCTGCATTAGGAGCCGTCGCCATCGACATCGCCAAGAGGTATCGCCCTGACCTCATGCCTTCTGGCTCGATTGATCCTAACGACATCGACAGTCCTGCAATGGCAGAGAAGCTATACATGGTTGCCAAGATCATGGAGAGCTGGGCTAAAGGAACCAAGTTCAAGGTTACAGGAATGGCTCACGAAGGTACTGAGTTCGACGGACTATATCTTCGTTCTATGGGTGCGCTAAAGAAAACGCTAGAGAAAAACTACCTAGCACAACTAGCGATTCAGCACGGCTTGACCCTGCAAGAAGTGATCGAAGCAGCCGATCTAACGCTGAATCAGCTCTCGGAAGCCCTTCATGCTAAGGCTCCTAAAGGAAAAAAAACTTTTGTTGTTGACTGCTTCCAGAAAGAAGCGATTGATACAGGCGTTGTCGAGGTTGGCCCGACACGATATACACTTTCCTCACGATGAGGCAATGGGAGTTTCGGTTGTCCCCACAAGCATAAAGCAACAACCCAAGCATATACCATATACCATAAACCATGAGCACTAAAGCCATAAGCACTGAAACCGCAAGCACGGAAACCCTAAGCACAACGACGAATCAAGGTCTTGCATTCGTATCGCAAGACATCGACATCCCGCGCCTCAACGTCATCCAAAAGATGTCGGAGATTACCGGCCCGATTGGTTCGATTGTGCTCGATAAAGAAGAAGTTCTGCTCGAAGCAGAACAAAAAGCACCTGTTATTATCATCGGTGCAACTAAGCGTTGGAAAGAAGATGTTCCTTTCGGCGAAGACTACATCCCAAAGATCGTTGCTACTGAAGATGCAGCAAAGGCTTTGGCAAACGAGAGTAGCTACGACGTTACTGAGTTTGCGGAAATCATCCTACTTATCCCACAAGTAGGCGAAGATGATAACTTGTTCCCCTACCCAATCGGTGACAAGAACTACCAGATCGGACGCATCACTGTCCAGAAGGATGCCTATCGTTTGACCTTCAAACGCTTGTTCACCTTCCAGACGTTTAACCCAACTGTACCTGTATCTTCCCGTCTGTGGAACTTTGGCACTGAGCTGATGTCGAAGGGCAAGTATAGCTGGTATGTCCCAACACTCTCGATTACCCGCGAGGAAACTCCTCAAGAAGCAATCGACTTCGCCGCTCGCCTTACCGCTGGTTCCAACTAATTATTAACATTTATGATGACACTTGATAATCCACTAGCCGCCCTGAAAAAAGAAGCGGACCAAATCCGTTCCGTTGTAGCCTCCATCGCTGAAAAGATTGAGGAGCTGCACGAACAGGAAATCGAACTCGAAGCTCAACGCGCTACACTCAGCCTTGTTGCTGAGGGCATTGACCTGAAGATGGACGAGATCCGCGTACACAGTAAGATCGACAAGGACCAGCTTCAGCTAGTACTCGAAGACTAACGATAAAACCATACTGCACACTAAACTCGTGTTGTTTAGTGTGCAGTTTTTTATTGCCCCTTATCTGGGGGGTATAAACACACCATTAGAAAAAAAATATGATTACTTACGCTGTGGACTTCGAGTCCTATTATGATACGGAATGCTCTATCACGACCTTGGGTCCGAGGGGCTACTTCTCCCACCCGCTATTCGATGCCTACATGGTAACTGTAGTGGGCGATGACGGATACGTTTACGCTGGGTGCCCCAGAGCATTCGACTGGACTATCCTTAATGGCCATGTTGTCCTTTCGCACAACGCATCGTTTGACGAATCTCTCTACCTATTTGGGGTATGCTCCAACTGGTGGAAGTCCTGCACGCCACAAGCATGGCATTGTACCGCCGACATGACAGCCTACTTAGGCTTGCCGCGCTCCCTCAAGAATGCTTCCTCCGTAGTCTTAGGTCTAACGGTTGAGAAGACAACGCGAGACAACATGAAAGGAAAGCGTTGGGAGACAATGACCGACGACTTCAAGAAAGAAGTCACCGAGTACGCTGTCAAGGATTCTGAACTCTGCTTGCAGTTGTGGGGCAAGCTTTCCGATAGATGGTCTGGAGCCGAACGCAACATCAGTCTGCTCAATCGAAGAATAGGTCAAAGAGGATTGCCGATTGACACCGACCTTCTTAAACATAACCTTGAACAGATTAAGACTGAGTTGTTCGCAGCAGAGCAGTCGATCCCTTGGATTCAAGACTACACACCGCTATCCCGTAAAGCCTTCAATGAACAATGTCGTAAACAAGGAATTGAGCCGCCAACTTCTCTTGCTCAAGATAGCGAAGATGCTGACAAGTGGTTTGCTGAACACCAGAAAGCTTGTCCTTGGGCACGAGCCGTTCAGAGTTATCGTCGCATCAACGCCTTTCTCAAAAAACTCGAAGCATTCAACAATGGAACAATGGCGGATGGGCGATACTACGGAGGCTTCATGTACTGTGGAGCAAACCCCACAGCTCGTTTCAGCGGCAGCGGAGGAAACCTCAACCTCCAGAACTTGCCGCGTGATCCGATGTTCGGGGTCAATTTTCGTCATATGATTAAACCGAAGGACGGCTACAAATTTATCGTAGCTGACCTTTCACAGATTGAAGTCCGTACCCTTTGCTGGTTGGCGAAGGACACAAAGGCTCTCGACCTTATCCGAGATTCCGAAGACATCTACCATGCGTTCGGCGTGCTCTTAGGACTACACGATCCAGCTAATGGGCAACTTAAAGACTATGATAAGAATCTACGACAGAAGGTTAAGTCGATTGTCTTGGGTTGTGGCTACGGAATGGGGCCGAACAAGTTCGCGGCCTTTAGCAAGATGGGTCTGGACGAAGCAGAAGTTTCCGTGAAGACCTACCGCGAGAGGATGTCATCAGTCGTCAAGCTGTGGCGTTCCCTCGATAAGGACATGACGATGGCTTACTCCCTCAGTGAACCCTTTGAACTGGATCTCCCATCCGGTAGGTCAATGCGCTACGGCACACTCAAACGAATGCGTGATAACATGACTGGAGGTTTTCGCCATATCGGCAAGTTGATCCGCAACGGACAGCTTCGGGACTTCCCACTATGGGGAGGCATACTAACGGAAAATCTTTCACAAGGATTAGCGAGAGATATTTTCTCGGACATGATGCTTCGTGTTGACGCAGCAGGATTTCCAGTCATCCTGCACGTTCACGACGAAATGGTCATAGAAGTACCTGATGCACAAGCGGAAGAAGCTTTCGCTAAGATCATGGAAATTATGCACACCCCACCGGAATGGATCTCTGATATTCCGGTCGCCGCTGAAGGACACATTCTCGATCTCTACTCCAAATGAAATACCGTTACCTCAAGAACCACCGTGCTGTCGCCACGTCATCAATCGACGATCTTTCAACACTTACATTTAACACGCCGACCTTCGCGTCGAAGGCGGAATATCGTGCATGGTGTGCAGAGTCTACCACCGACCATTGCTTCTACGCGATGGCAGAAGGTGACAACCCATCAGCAAGAATCAGTGAAGATAATCCAGTCAACAAACTACACGGCTTCGTTGCCGACTTTGATGCGCCTGTCGATTGGGCTAAGATCGACGAAACCCTCAAGGTTCGATGCGACGGTGGGCATATGCCGACATGGCGAACACGCACTCAATCCGGTTACATACGACTGGTATGGGAGTTCGAGTCTGCTCTTCCGATTGCTCCCGCCCTTGCGGAACCATTTCTCAAACGTCTATGCGATGCCCTCAAGGCTTCGATGCTTCTTGCAGGGTTTGACCGGACCAGCCTAAAACCTTCTCAGTACTTTGAATTAGGCAAGGACTGGACACGTATCGGCGACCCGATTCCTGTATCCTTTGCCCGTACCATTCTCCTGAAGGCGGCGAACGATACCCCGATCAAGACAGAGGATACCAATATCCCTCTCGACGAGATTGCTGCCGAAGTAGCGAAGCGGTTCCCTAACCGCTGGAAGAATGAGTTCATTGCAGGCTCACGAGGTCCACTATTCTGGATCGACGATGGCATCGACCGCGATGGCTGTCAGGTTCGTGAGGACGGAATGATCTGCTACTCTGACCGTGCAGGCAAAGGCTTCGTCGGCTGGCGTGAGATCTTAGGTAAGAAATTTGTCGAAGGCTTCGAGGAGAAGAAACTCTCTACCCTACTTGACCAGTACTGGTTTAATGGCAAGTCCTTCTACAAGTTATTGAACGGGGGTCCGGTTGCGATACCCAAGGAACAGCTTGTGCTTGAGCTTAGGCGTGCAGGATTCAGTCCCAAACTGAAGAAGAACCAGACGATCTCAGAGATTGAGCAAGCTACCCTCAGTATCTCGAATGACTGCCGCGTCGAAGAAGTCGCTCCAGTTGTCTTCTCAAAGGATCGGGTCGTCACGTTCAACGGTCGCAAGATTCTGAACAACTGCCGAGCTACTCCTATCCGACCTGCTGACAACGGCGATCCGGCTAACTGGCCTTGGATTCACCAGTTCATTACTCCGTTCTTCGCACTTGATAACGATGGCAAAGAGACGCTGCCATACTTCCTCGCATGGTATCAACGTCTGTATCTCGCCGTGTTAAACCACCGCTTAGATCAAGGTCAACTGTTTATCTTGCTAGGCCCAACAGGTCACGGCAAGACCCTACTGACAAACAAGATCATTGGTATGTCGGTCGGTGGTTTCAGCGATGCGTCCGATTATCTTTCAGGCAAGACCAACTTCAACCGTGACCTCTGCGGATCTGCCGCATGGGTTATCGACGACCAGACTGCTGCGGCAACGTATGCTGACCAGCGGAAGTTTGTCGAGCTAACGAAGCGGTGTGTAGCCAACCCACGTTTGGAGTACCATGCCAAGTACGCGGACGCAATTCCGCTGCCTTGGAGTGGTCGAGTGATGATGTCGCTCAACCTTGATGCTCAGTCACTTGCTGCTCTGCCTACCTTAGATAGTAGCAACAGAGATAAGATTATAGCACTACGCATCAACAGTGGGCACAAGATGAAGTTCGGTTCCAACGAGTGGGTGGAGAGTACTATCGCTAACGAGCTGCCTTACTTCCTCAAATGGCTATCCGATTGGACTCCGCCGATTGAGGTAAAGGATTCCAGCCGTTTCGGAGTAGCAACCTACATCGACTCGTTTATCGAAGCTGCCGCCTATGACAACAGCTCGCGTTCAGCAATCGCTGAGATGGTTGAGTTCTTTGCCAAGAAGGTCCGCGAGCATACGGACAAACCGAAGTGGAGAGGCACGCTCACCGAGTTCACCGTTACGTTGCACGACTGCAATGGTGGCCGCTCGGTAGGTAACTCAAACAACCTTGAGTTTGTCCGTCGAGGTATGACCGTGCTTGAGGAGGTCAGCTCACACAACAAAGGTATTCGTCAAGTCCGTAGTCGCGGCGATGGTGGTGGTAAGATTTGGGAGATTGATCTCTCGTCCGACTACGACATCGACAAGGGCATGGACTTCTGACCCGCAAAGGCTTTCTTCATCAACTTCATCGTTGGTGGATTAAGCTCTGAAATAGGCAGCGTGTACTCATCGGCAAAGGAAAGTTTTCCGTCGTTTGGGTCCACGTTGCCTCGCGGCAGGAACAAAGCACGATCAATAAACTCTCGTGCAGGGAGCCAGCCGATGATCGTAGCGAGGGACAGTTGCTGGTTGCACCTAACGAAGTAGTAGGCATCGCATTTAGTGCTGAGTTTCTCCTTATCGGTTTCACTGCCATACACGCGAGCAACATAATGAGGCAGCGGTGGACCAGCAGCCTTCGTGGTTTTGACATCAACCTTGATTCCTTTCGGAGTCACAATGTCGTACGCAAAGCACCTTGCCCCAACACGGTCGCCGCCGATAAGATTCTGCACAAGAATCTCACCCATCATGCCAATAGCGTTACCCCCTCCTTTAGTGAAAGAGTTGTACAGGATACCCATGTCTTTCGCCTCACCTCTGGCTTCTTTACGCTGCGCCTGATTAGGCTCGATAGAGATCATTAGTACAGATTTAGGATTCGTCCTTGCGCCCCGATGCCATAGGGATCGACGTTAAGCCTTGGCATTGCAGCACCTCTTGTGGAGGCCGCCTCCTCTTCAAGCAATAGTAGGCACTTGTTCCAGTGGTAATCACTACGCTCAATATCTCCGTTGTCTTCCATCAGTCGGCCCAACAAGCCTTGTTTGATCGCGCTGATGTTATTGACATAAGAGATGTCGTTGTCGTTGAGAAGGGGCTTAAACGCTCGTTTGCAAAGGACATGTACAGTAGTGGAACCATCTGTCGAATTATTAAGGCGGAATCGACGATAGCGGGTGACTCCGTCGTTGGGTCCGACTGTAGCTACAGTAGTGGTTGGGTCGTCATTTACTGTCCGTAGATCAAAAGCGTTCGCCAACCCAGCAAAGTGAATAGACATTACGTTAGTAACTGGTACGGCGAATGTAATCGTAGTTCCTGCGATTGTACCGTTATAGACTTGATTACCGTCTGTAGCCTGTACCGTGATACTGGAACCATCAGCAGTGCTAAATGCTGTGTTTGAAGTACTAACCGACGAAGGATCAATGTAGAGGGAAGTTACGCCGGAAGTCGGTAGGAGGACCACCGTTGGCGTAAAGCCTGCATCTATTAGACCCCATGATAGATCCGCCTTATTGGAGTTAGGATAAGTTGAGTTGAAGCCTACGGATCTAAAGTCGTGCCACAATGCGCGAACAGGAGCAGGATTCCCGTTAATCATCGTATGCAAGATCGAGTCCGCATCGTCTGGTAGAGTGATACACCCGTCAATAACAGGCAGGCTGTACTGGACCGTCAAATCACGGTACGTTCCCATATTGTACATACGGGCGAGAACCTGATTAAGACTGGCTTTGAAGTCGCCGGAAGGTTCAACGTATGTACCTAATAGGGAAGCGAGACTAGCGAGAGTGGTTGCAGACATTACTTAGGCTCCTCCTTTTTAATTTTCACCGCTCCAGAATGAAGCTCTTTCTTGAGCTTTCCTTGCTGCTTATCCGATAACGGGCTTACTTTAGAGAGTAAGTATCGGACCTGTTGTTGGGTCTTTAGGGTAGGCTTCATACAAGGGATAGTATTGAGGATCACAGATTTGTGTCAAGGGTAAAGGCTACTCAGTAGTAGGTGCCCACCATTGCCACTATAATTGTAACGGTTACTTCTGTATCATCAGCAAGAGTTTTAGGGTAAGTTAGAGTCATACGACTTGAGGTGACTTCAAAACTAGAGTATGCTGTTAGAATGGGCGGTGGAGGAGGCAAAGGAGGCACTGGATTGACGTAAGACAACAGGGGAGGGAATCCAATGTAGTACTTCCCCCTATGAACAAACATTGAAAAAGGAGGTTCATTGGCCAGAAGCCATCGAGACACAGGCTCATCCTCGCCATTATCGTATGTATACTTAAATTGCCGAAAGCATGATGGTATTACCCCAAGATCTTCGGGTGGATTTTTAGAGCTATCTTGGACGAATCGTAGGTTAGGTACAGGGTACTTAGTAAACACAGTAGGTTCAACACCTGACTCATAAGTGTTTGTTCCTGAAGGAAAAACTATACTGGATTCGCTTGATACTATAGTAAATTTTTTAGCATTAAATCTCCAGTTTACCCAAATCTTTTGGGACACTTCTTTGTTACTCGATGGGTATTTAGCTATGTATTTATCATATACCTCAAGATGTACACCATAAGATATAGGCCTAGCATCACCAACACCACTACTACTTCCAGAGTTGTTAATACCTGTTTGCGACACGACTTCATCGTAGTATCCCCAGTCTTCTATATGAGTTGGTCCGGTATACGGAAACATAATCATCAGCGGGTCGGATGTAGGCTCATTCATTATTACTTCAGTTCCTCAAATTTTCCGTTAGCTGCAAGGTCAATAAAGCCCAACTTACCTTTCTTCCAACAGTAGAACTTAGTGCCAAATCCACCAAAGTAGTAATCGTTTGGTTGGGGTAAAACGTCATCCTCGTCGTCTTTATTGTCACTTTTTTGTACCATAACCCCTGAGGCAATGTCCATGTTTACCACTATCTTTTGACCGTGATCGGCGCGAGTAAGTAGTACACGAACATGACCTTTACCAAAGTTTGATGGATTTAATTTGTCCTGTATATTACGCTTCTCGTTGATAAGTCGAGCGGCATCCGAATCCTTTTCGTGATGTTGGTCCTTTTTCAAGGGCTTATCCTCCGTTTTCACCATGTTGCCATGTTGGTCCACATGCTGGCGGGTGAGCGGCTTGCCTCCTGATTTGTGGGAGCCTAGACCAGTAACACTACCCATTACAGAGCGTTCGGGTGGGTTCGCTCTGTCATGTTCAGCCTTCTTTGCAATGGCATAATCACGTTTATCGCGATTATCCAGTTTATCGTACTGCGCTTGTGTGAGGTTCTGACTCGCCCATTGCTCTGAGGCAGAAGCCTTAGCTGTAGTAACGGCGAGTCCATTCATTGATACTTGTACTGGATTGCCATCTACTGTTACGTTTCGTAACGTCTGTGATATAACAGAGTGCACCATATCACGAATCATCCCTTCCTGAGAAGAAGGAGCGGTCATAACTGTGGATGCTGGACGTACGTCAGGCATCGGTGGGGGTTGTGACGCCGCTTCACCTCTCGGATCTTTCGATGTCCGTCCTTCTGTCTGATTACGAATTACGTCCATAGGACGAGTATCCGTATTAGCTGGTGCATGTGGTGGTGTGTTTAACTCGCTCATAGCTTATGTTGGAATACATTACCCCAATGACCTTCGATAAGGTGGCCAAAACTGTAGTCTGGCTTTCTCGCAGCTTCGAGTAACTTCTCGTAATACTCTTTTGGCATAGCTAGAATAACTTCGCGAGTCACGTAGAATTGAGCACCTACTGAGAATCCAATACCGTTTGGGTAGCTAGAAGACCCCCAGCAATCTTTTAAGATCTGATCTATAATACTATTTGGCGTAGGGTTTAGACCTACTGATTTGTATCGGCGACCTAAATAGCTTATAGGATCTGGGAACTTTGCGTCCCCAAAGAACATCTCCAGTAGCTGGGGTATGTACGTATACGCATGGGGCCAAGGATCGGATTGCAAGAAGACGGTTACAGGGTGCAGGTTATCATAGTTTTCAACGATAAAATTGAGGTAGTGCCCTGCTTCACGCCCACCGTTAGGTATGCTAATAGTGCGATCTGCTGTGGGTACGTCTGCAATACTGCCGCTATTGCTAACAGTAATAACGTATTTTCGTTTAGCCTTTTTAGGGAGGTAATCTAGCCACGCTAGCGACTCCTGATGTGAGGCTAGTACTATTTCAAAATTTTTCATGCGAGAAAAAAGATATGCTTAGATTGCAGGAATGTAAACCTCAATAATTTCAGTAACCCAAATACCGTACTTCCAGTGTTCGGCTTGACGAGATACTTCAAACCACCCCTCTACAAGGGTTGGGGGGATTGTCGCAGGGACGGATATTGTTTGGTTGTCAGGAAGAATAATTTCTATGGCGTCGTGTAGACACTTTGGGATAGACAGACTGAAAATAGTCTTCCCTATGGAGACGGATGTGGACGAACTAGTCGAAGATGAGTTGCTGGTATTTGTCCCCACGGAGATACTACCACTTGTTCCCGTACTCTTAGAATAACTCGTACTTGTTTGAGAGCCATCGCTAATTGAGTAGTTAGTAGAATTAGACGTACCGAACTGGTACGAAGTGCCGGAGGAAGCCGAAGTTCCGCTACTTTCTGTTGTACCAGTACTCGTACTAGTACCAGAGCTCGTACTACTACCAGACGAAGCACTTGCCGAAATACTTGAAGAGGTACTAGATCCCGATTGTGTTCCAGAATTACTACTTGAATTAGTCCCCTGACTAGTACCATCACTATCTTGAATAGTTGAACGGGTGATCGTAGGATCTCCCACGAGGGGCACACCACTATCTGATGTAGTAGTAATATCCTTCGATCTACCAACACTTGAAGAAGACGATTCACTAATGCCCGAACTAGTACTCGAACTAGAGCCGGACGAAGTACTTGCACTGGTACTATTGCCAGTATTAAAATTATTAGAGGTCTGCTGACTAGCCTGCGTACCTGAAGAAGAGTTGGAGCTAACGCCACTATTAGTACCGTTACTGCTAGATGACGAGTTGCTAGTACTTGAGCTATTGTTGGACGAATTGGATGTACTGCTGCTCGATCCGCTGCTCTCGTTATTAGATTCGGAAGTGTTAGTGGACTGATTATTGCCCTCACTACTGGAGATCGAGATGCTCGTACCCGACGATGTTGAGATCGTTTGCGATGAAGCCGTGTACTCGATTGCAGATTGGAACGACTCTGTGCCATAAGGCACACGAAGGTTTGTTGGATCGTAGTCGGCGGGTGTACCGAAGGAAAACTTACGAGTAAACTTCGCCTTGAGCGGACCATCAGGCACACGCTTAAATGTAGGTACGGCAACCCAACGCTCGGTGCCAACGATAGCAATCGACTCAAGGATGTCGGGCAAATTCTCACGGCGAAGACCGTACCATACTTGATCTTCAGGCAATGAGACTAGTCTAGTCTGAGTCTTCCACGAACGCCATTGGTCTTTTGGTTCAACCTCAACCGCGATAAGCTCTGCACCGTTTTGGGTAATCTCACCTTCAACTGAACCTGCCTCGACGATCTGGCGTGTGTAGTCGAATATCACACCGTAACGTGAGTCAATCTGATTTCCTTCAAGCGTCGGGTAGTTGGGATTCCCATTCTCATCTACAGGCGCACGAACGATACTTTGGACACTTTTCCCGTTACCCAATGAGGTAGTGGAGGCTTCGATAATTCCAAAGCCTGTTTCTGATTGTAACCCTTCAGCGACGATATGGTCTCGTTTAGTAGCAAGAATGCCACCGAAGTCATTAGTAGTAAGATCGCTAATGGCTACGTCAGAGAGATCGACGTAGACATGCTTCTCCGTAACAAAAATTGAATCCAGTTCCTTCTCGCCTGTGCGTGATTGGATTTTCTCGAAGAACGTGTATGTGCCATTAAATACCCCAGCGGGAACGTCAGGCATTACAGTATCCAGTTCAGGGGATTCCTGAACAAAGTCGTCACGGAGCGTTAGATAGGTGCGAACAACGGAGTCGTACTTTACCCCTCTAATTTCAGTCTTGGAATACTCCCAGTTATAGAGGTCTTGGTTGGCTCGATCCGCTGCGTAGAAGAATTCAAAGATCTCATTACGCTCGATGTCCACAGGTTTAATGTAGACTAGCTGGTGGTTAGGCCACTTTACAGCATTAGGGTGTGGTGTGCCGTATGCAGGAAACTCGGAGCGGTTACAGTCTCGGATTTCGCTGAAAAGAATATCGGCAATTAAGGGCGTAGGCAGTATCTTACGATCCTGCCGATACGGAGCTTGGGGTAATTGAGAGACAGCCATTAGGTTAAGGATTGTAGCGAATGTAGCTAATAGTGTGCGAGTCAACCGTGTTGGAGCTATAAATTGTGAAGCCCGTTCCAGCGGTCTTCTGTACGGAAATACGATTTAGGGTAGACGGTGTATTAGTAACAAGCACATCACTAGCGATTTTAAGTCTAGGAAACATTACATTAGTTTCAACACCATTGACATAGATAGACTGCGGAACTACTGTTGAAGGATACTCCAAGAGAGTTGGGTCCATTGGGTGCTGTGGAAAATAGTTAACGAAGGTCGATGGCACGAATCCTCCATCAAACCAGTAGCACTTCTCGTTAGGCACTGTATTGAAATTAGGATAGTAATTTGTACTACCAACAACAAAAGGAGCACCCTTTGGGGAATCAACACCCCAAGCAGACATTTGTAAGTTTCTAGGTATGATAGCTTTCATACCGTTAAGTAGTATCGGATCAATAATCATAGTCCCACCACTGCCCACCCACCATGTATTAGCCTCCCGTACTCTAATGTTGTTACCGCTGTCCCTTGTGCAGTAGGCTAAATCATATTGAGCTTCAACGTCGTAGTTCCAAAGGCCACGTTTTTTTAACATAACTTCAGATTCCCAGAACGAATGACCTATATCTACTGTGTCTGGGGGCCCCTCACCACCTCTGAATAGCGCAATAAAATCAGTAGCTGGCACGGAATACGCTGCATCAGTAAAGAAAGAAAGCGCCGCGTCTAGTGCTTTTTCGTTATAAGGATCGAGCGCGTAGTACTTAGACCCAGTATACTCTACAAGTTCTGTGGCTACGACAACCGACCCACCGGAAGTATCTTTAATACACCATTCGATCACAAGATCGTCAGCACTGCCCATAGCACCAGTAGAAGTTCCCATGAACTCCTGAGTTGCAACAACAATCGAAGACGTTGTAATCGCAGAGTCGGCAACTGTTGCCACTCCACTATTCACCGTGACGCGACCGGACTTGAAACCTAAAGCATTTACAGCAAGAGGAGCAGTAACTGCGCCAGTTCCTCCTTGGGCAATAGCCACAGTAGGGAGGTCCGTCGAGGCAATCGTACGGAAAGTTGGGTTTGCATTGGCACCAGATACGGGTCCGGCGTAAAAAGTCTTCGTGACTTGGGGTGATACCGTGGTAAGAGAGTCTAGTTTGGTCTTATCAGTGGACGAAAAGTAACCGTTCTGAGAAGTCGTCGCAGCCTGAATCGACAATGCTGGAGCAGTAGTGCCCGTCTTAACTAATGGCGACGATACTGTCACATCAGTGATTGAAGCTCCCGCAGTAACCCCATTGAGTTTGGTCTTATCGGCAGCGGACATATAGCCCAATACCGAAGTAGTTGCGGTAGACGCCGTAAGACTATCCAGTTTGTTCTTATCAGCAGCAAGCATATAGCCATCCGTGCTGGTGGTTACCGCAGGTAGGCTGATAGTCGGGGCTGTGGTACCTGTCTTGACCAAAGGTGCAGCGACAGAGACAGTGCTAACGGCTGCACCGGAAGTAACCGAATCTAGTTTAGTCTTATCGGAAGAAGAAAGATAACCATTAAGGGTTGTCGTAGCTGCTGAAACCCCCAATGTTTGGATGCCGCCACTACTCACAGTAGTCAGTGGAGACGATACCGCAATGGAGTTTGCCGTAGCACCAGTAGTAATCGACGCTAACTTCTGAAATTGAGATGCTGTCATATACCCATCCGCTACTGCGGATGAGGCTGGTAATCCAATCGTGGGGTTACTAGTTCCAGTTTTAGTTATCGGAGCAGAGACAGATAGAGACAGAATCCCGTTATCTATACCGCCAATAGAATTGATGATGTCGCTAATATCAGACGTGTTATCAGCAATAGCTGTAGTATGACTTTCAAGCGTAGTAATATGTGCCGCAGAAGCTAGACCGCTAATAGCATTAGTAGCTAGCGGAATAGGGTCGGACCCGCCTACTCCATGGGAGCTGGCGTGGAGCGCAGGAGTAGCTACGCCGACATCGGATAGCGTGATTGAGATCTCGTCGTCGCCGGAAACAGTAATTTGGTAAGGGTCGCTAGGCATCTTGTTAGACGTTATTGGTTCGGTTTTGGCGTACAGTTACGGTCCCTTCGAGTAGGCGGGTAGTCTTACCCCCACTAATCATAAAGACATCATACTCATAAGCGATAGGCTGATTAAGTACTTTCGTTTGGGCTGCTGTTAAAGAGATCGTAGCCTTGCCGTCGGTGCCCCCACCAGTAAAACCGATTGTGAACTGCAATGCTCTCTTCTTTGTCAAAGTTTCACGGACGTCGCCCGTAAAAGTAGCATCAGCATTGAGGCCATTGGTCAGGTCAATAACGGCACCACTATTATCCTTTAGCGTCATTACTAACGCAAAGGTCGCAGCTCTATCGATAATCAGGTTGTACTTTCCGGCGATCATAGTTTCAAAAATTTCAAAGGGTTACCACTTTACTTTGTTAGCCCAGTAGGCAGCACTTAGGACTCCTTTGGAGATATTCTTGGCATGGCGAGACTTGAAAGCGGCCCGACGTTTACGGTAAGCTTCACTCTCACCTTCTTTCTTTGGGGAACCTTTAACGCCTTGCTGACCAAAACGGATAATCTTCTCCGTACCACCGCTGCACGCTTTTACAACGTGGGATTTAGTTGGATGGTTCGAAGTAGTACGCGGCTTATTACAAGCCATCTTATCCTTGTCGAGCATTGAATTGAGATGTTAGCACCAGAAGACAGTGGGTGCAAGCGTTTCGTCGGTCGGTCGCGGGATATTGTGCATTTCACCGTCTTCGTCCGGTCCGGTCTGCCACTCGCTGCACCAGTAAATA